ATANGNGNATNNNGTTNCAATGTGATNTCTACGACGTTAACCTTGGATGTTACAGGGAAAGTAATTACCGTTTCACCAGATAGCGTTCTAGATTCCGCAACAAAATACGCGATCGTGATAACAAGCGCAATTGCTTACAATGGGCCAGCGCTGAATCGCACGGTTACTAGTTTCACTACTATTTAGACAAGGAGGTATGAAGATGTATCCACGCAATACTAAGATGGGTCAAAAGATTCAAACTGACGTACCTGGTGTCGTTGCTGATCAGAGCTTTCTTGCTCATATCGAGATAGCTGCAGCTGATGCGGTTGTCGGAGATGCGGACGGAGTTCATGCCGCGGTTGTAGACACGGGCGTAGAACAAGTAATTACAACAGGCATCACAGATCCTTCTATACCACGGAATATTACGGCAACGTTTGGAGGAACTGCGGCAGATATCAAAGCGATCGAGGTTGTTATTGAGGGAACCAATTATCTTGATGAGGTGATCACAGAAACCTTACCAGCTGCAACAGTGAACACAGCAGGAATTGTATTGGGTAACAAGGCTTTCAAGACAGTCACAGAAATAACAATACCGGCTCATGATGGCGTTCTTGCAACAACAGCTATCGGTTTTGGCGACAAGCTAGGATTACCATTCTTGCTTAGTCGCAATACGATTAAGGAAGTTTACTTGAATGAGGTCGAGGAAGGAACTGCTCCAACGGTTGTTGTTGATTCCGATGAGATCGAGAAGAATACAATAGATTTGAACAGCGCATTAGATGGCACTCAGGTAGATATTTACCTATACGTATAAGCGGGTGATGACATGCGATTTGATACAGAAATATATCTAATCACCTATACGTATGTAAAAAATTCCAAGGGTGATCCGATAAAAACACCAGCAAAGCGTCAAACCTTTGCAGAAGAAAAATCCATTCGCCAGTCTGAACATTATCAGGCTGGTGCAAATGGATTGAAGCTTGAAAAAACCTTCATCATTTGGATATTGGAGTACAATCAAGAATCTGAATTAGAGCATGAAGGGATCACTTACTCCATTGAACGAACCTTTAAGAAGGATCGTAAGGAGATGGAACTGATTTGTACTGGTTTAGTGGGAACCAGAGGGGAAGAAGACGATGGGTAATGGATTTGTATCTTATCATTCCAATGCTCAGAAGGTTAAGAAGATGATGGTAGAACTTGAACGCGCAGCACTTAAGGAGACATCCAAGATATTAAGACCAGCTGTTAGAGCTAGGGTACCATTTAAAGAAGGTACACTTAAGAAGAATGTGGGAACGTGGGTTAGGCGTAAGGATACCAGCTTGCAGATCGGAGTCTACACACGGGCACGAGCAAAGAAAAAAGGTTATAGATTTGCTCATCATGCTCACTTGATTCAATTCGGGACGAAGAAATCCAAAGCAGTTGATTATCTGAGAGCACCAGTATTAGAAAATATTGATGCTATTCGTATTGCTCAAGGGAAATTTCTAAAGGCGATTGAAGATGAGAATAGAGCGCTTGGGTTGATCGATGAGGAGGAGGAAATATCTGATGATTGATATCAAGTTAAGAACATTATTGGATACCTTCTTGAGCTCGATCCATCCACAAACTTACTTTCAAGATGCTCCACCAAAGGAACAATTCCCATATGCGACATTTGATTTTTCAAGTAATTTCGATGATGGGGAATCCATGCAATTGATTGTGGTAGATATTGATGGGTGGGATGCTCCTATTGATGGAGATACAACCGAATTGGAAACACTCATGGCATCCATCGATGGTGATGGAGCTGCCGATGTCCCAAGCGGATTGAATAAGAGAACCTTATCTGGAGAAGGCATATACGTGACCTTTTATCTATCGAATAAGATTCCCTTACAAGATCCGGATAAATCAATTATTCGAAGGCGGTACACGTACCAGGCAAGATTATTTAAAGGGAGCTGATCGGATTGAGAGAACTAACGACTGAGCAAGTCGAAAATATTCAGATTGATTATGGTCTAGTCTACATCAATTTTGGAGAGGTTGGTGAGCGAAAGCTAGGACCATCCAAAGGCGGGGCGACATTCAACGCAACAAAGACTCTGCGCGACATTGAGTTTGATGGGCGCAAAGGTAAGTCTAAGAGTCTCCAACACGTTGATGAGATCAATGCTATGTTGAGTGTATCGATCCTAGATACCTCAATGGATAACCTGGCACTCGCAATGCCTTATGCCAACTATGCAGCTGATGTCTTAACATGTAAATCTTCGAACATTGGTATTGTTCCAGACGGAGCATACTTAACCAATGTAGTTATGTTTGCAAAGCTCATTTCTGGTGGTTACAAGAAAATCACGATATTTAATGCAATGACGGAGAATGATTTTTCGTTATCTGCAGTAGCAAAGGGTGAAGGTTTAATCGCCTTAGAAATTCATGCTCATTGGGATGTTACTGATGATGATGTGGACCTTTACAAGATTGAGGATGTACTGACTCTTGGCAGCGACACAACGAAGCCGACTGTTGTATCGGTACCAGCTGACGCGGCAACGGATATTGTTGTTGGAGCTAATCTAACTGCAACATTCAGCGAAGAAATTAAACAATCTGACATCAGCACAAGCAACTTCATCTTAATCAAGGTATCCGACGGTGCTATTATGGCCGGTACGATCTCGTATAACTCTGCTACGAAGGTTGCTACATTCGATCCGACAGATGACCTTGCAGCTGCTACCGCTTATATTTGGATGATTGCTAGAGTGAGAGATACGGCAGGTAATATTATGGATCCTGTTACAGTTAACTTTACAACAGCAGCTTAATTGAATACGGAATACTGGAAGGCAGGGTGATCCCCTGCCTATTCTGTTTGGGAGGAAATTGTAATGATCGTAATAACCAATGATATGGCATTTGATATGTTGCCTCATGCAGTAGATTTGTTCGATAAGCTCGAATTGAATGAGTATCGCAAGATAGTTTCGGAGAAGTACCAAGGTAAACAAATGGATAAGGTTGAGGTTGGCATCGAAGTATTCAAACACATTGTGAAGAATCTCGGTAAAGCCAAACAAGAAGTATATAGTATCGTTGCGATCGTTGAAGGTAAGACCGCTGAAGATGTGCAGAATCAATCGTTTGCTAAGACAATTATGACATTTAAATCTATTCTTACTGACAAAGAGACCATGGATTTTTTCAAACAAGCTATGCCTTAGGTGGTTATGAGGAAACTCTACACCAATTGCATAGCTTTTATTCATTTGATTTTGTCTTAAAACTGCCTGTTCACCGAATCACTCAGTTGCTATTCAAAGTAATCGAAAAGCAGAATGAGCGAATGGTGCGGGATAGATGGTTATCTTTATATCCTTACATGGAAATGAGAAAGCTCAATTTTGTAACATATTCGGATTATAAGGACAAGCTGATTCAGGCCAAGAAGAGATACACGGATATAACGAATGAACAGATTGATGCTGAATTATCAGCAGTTATGAGGGCCCACGAAGGCAGGTGAGATAAGTGGAAGTATTTCGATTGTTAGGATCTATATTCGTAGATAATGACCAGGCGAACAAGAGCATTGACCAAACGGATAACAAAGCTAAGAAGACGGGATTAACTCTCGGTGGTTTGGTTGGTACAGCTGCCAAGATGGGGGCAGGTATTTTAGCTGGTGCGAGTGTTGCTGGTGCCGGTCTATTGTCGCTTGTGAATCGAACTGCTAATGTTGCCGATGAGATCGACAAATTATCCGAACGTACTGGAATTAATCGCGAATCGCTTCAGAGATGGAAGTACGCTGCTGAACAGTCCGGGGGCGATATCAGAAAGCTCGAAGTAGGCATGAAGAAGCTTTCTGATGTAATGAATGATGCTTCGACAGGTAACGATAAAGCTGCAGAGGGATTTGCAAAGCTCGGGATCAGCGTGGATGATCTTAAGAATAAGAGTCAAGAAGATATATTCGAAACGGTTATGGCATCACTTGGGGATATGGAGCAGGGAGCTGAGAGGAATGCCTTAGGTAATGATTTACTTGGCAAGTCCTACACTGAATTATTACCTCTCTTAAATGCCGGTAGTGAAGGTATGGATGCTCTGAAGAATAGAGCGGATGAATTAGGTCTTGTCATGTCGGAAGATGCTGTCAAGGCTGGTGTAGTGCTTGGAGATACCATGGCAGATGTAAAGGGTTCATTCGGAGCTATTTTCACCCATCTTGGAACTGAGTTTATGCCAATGTTCCAAGTTTTTCTAGAGTGGGTTTTAGCTCACATGCCTGAAATTCAAGAGTTTGTAAGTACAGCCTTGGGTAAGGTTGCTGAAGGTCTATTCTGGCTAACAGATAACGCCATTCCTCCACTGGTTGATGCATTCCAATGGCTAGGAGATAATGTTCTACCGTTAGTAGTAGATGCTTTTCAATTATTAGGTGATGGAGTTCAGTTCGTTATGGATAACATGGATATCTTCCTACCTATCATAATTGGACTCACAGCGGCTATTCTTGCACAGGCAGTAATAGGAACGATCACCAATCTTATGAAGGCATGGTCAACGGCAACGAAGTCACAGACCGCTTTCCAGTGGCTTTTAAACGCTGCCCTTAATGCGAATCCTTTAGGATTAGTTGCTCTAGCGATTGGTGCAGTTATCGCAGCTGGTATTCTCTTATGGAAGAATTGGGATACGGTCAAAGAAAAAGCTAGTCAGTTCTGGAATTATCTCAAGGAAGTAATGAAAGGTCCGGCTAACTTTATACTAGGTGCAATCAATACCATTATTGGTGCTTACGAGAAAATGATAAATGGCTTGGGATCAGCAATCAATAAAATACCAAGTATTAAGATTCCTGATTGGGTGCCGGTGTATGGAGGGAATGAATTCGGAATACCTGATATCCCTAGCATCTCGCTTCCTAGAATACCTTTAC